CCAGCAGCGCTTTGGCTGTAAACTTCGATATAGTCTTCAGCGTTGACATCATAATAGAGGTCAAGCGGAATGCTAGGATTGTCATCGGCGTTGAACTGGAGAGATGTGAACAAGTTGCTCAGCGTAGGAGCGTTGTTGATCACTTCAGCCAAGACAGGGCCAATGAACTCAGCAAGTGCGACTTGAGCTTCGGTCGCGATAGCGCGATTTTTCGAAGCCATAGCTTTTACGAGCTCGATTTGTTCTGGAGTTCTTTTAAGAGTAATTTTCATATGATTATTTTTCTAAGTTGTAATTATTAACCCAATAAGACCATGGCATACGAGCCAGTCAAAGGATCTGAAAGATTTGCGGTTGAAACGCTTGCTGTGCGAGAGCCAGTAGCCAAAACCGTACCAATTTTTTGAGTATCGCTATTAGCGCAGCCTGTGATCTTGCCGCTCACGCCGCTAGGAAGCTTGAAGCCAGATCCGACCGCTGGAACAGAACCCGCGAAGGCGGCAGCAGCGAGTGTGAACAGACCGCGAGTAGCAACGGGAACCGATTGACCAGGAAGCATACACATAAGCTCTTCAGCTTTTTGCGGGTAGTAGAGAAGCTTCTCGCCGTTTTCGTCCAACTTGGCGGTTTGACGCAGAGTCATACCAAGAAGGCTATCGCCAGAAGTCGCTGGTTTGAGCGACAGAGATACGCGAGGATATTGGTTAACTCCAACGTGTGGGTAATTGGTTTTGCCGAGATAGGAGTCGTAAGCGCTGTCATACACGATAGTATCGAGATTGAGATTGCCAGATTCCACGGTAACGAAAACGCCAGCATCGCCATTGCCGCTGTCGGTAACAGATTCATTAATGAATCCAGTACCCATAGCGAACATGTTGATAACATCAGTTTCGTTATACTGTCTGAATGGTAGTGTTCTAAGTGCCATATATTTTGTTTATTAGATTGTTTTTGTTTAAATTAGGAGATTACAATGTTTTCTCTGCTAAATGCATTAGCAAATTTTTCTTTGAAAGAGGCGGGTTTTTGCGATTGAGCTTCGTTGTTGTTTGGAAGAGTGGTTTCGGAAGCTTTAGCATTGTCAAGAGCTTCTTGAGCCAGCTCTTCTGCGGTTTTGGTTTCAGAAGCATTCGAAACGGAAATTTTCTTAGCAACTTCTTCGTCAATACGAGCTTGAATTTGTTTTTCGAAAGCTGCTTTAGCTTCTTTGTTTTTGTGTTTCCACATAACGGCAAGCTTTTCTTGATAAGAAGCAAAAGCTTCTTCGGTAGCAGCAAGTTCTTTAAGATCAGAAGCCAAAACTTTACGGTCTTCGTCGTCAAGCTCATAGCCTTGGTCGATTACTTCCATACGGGAATTGAAACGAGCAACAGCTTCTTCTTGTTTTTGGAAGTTTTCAAACTCTTGAATTTTTTCAACAGCAGCCTTGAGTTCAGCTTCAACTTTTTTAACAGAATCTTTCATTTCTTCTTTTTCCTTAGCCATATCTTCTTTTTCTTTTTCGGCTTTGGTCATAGAATCGCGATATTCTGCGTCTTTCTTTTTGATCGCTTCAGCGAAGGTCTGCGTCATGTTAGCAACTGCCTCTTCGGAGAATTTCTTCTCAACAAGGAGACCTTTTAGTTCGGCAAGAATTTGTTCAATATCCATATTAGTTTCTTTTTTGTTTTTTACATCATCATTATTCAAATGGGAAATAAAAGCGGTATTTTTTTTAGAAAAAATGTTATTTTTAATATCAAAATAGGCTTTTGCATCTCTTTTGTCTTTAAAGGTGATATTATTGGTAGTTGCATTTTCAGAATACAAACCTTTTACATCGGCGGCTGGTTTAGTAGTAAAGCCGATACCGAGTGGGAAGATTTCGCCTTTAAGAAGTCGATAAACTTTAGTTCCATCTTTCATTGCTCCATTGCCTCCGTATGCTTTGAGCATCGGTTTAATTTCGTTGAAGTGTTTTGGATCAATACGTTCAGCATCTTTCATGTTTTTGCTACCGACTAAAATGTCGTATTCACTAAAGCCAATTTCCCAGCTAGCGGAAACTGCTTCGTGAAGCGTATCAAGTTCGTCAACCGATCTTTCAATCAATTTTACAAAGTCTTTGTTTACATGTTTATAAACAACAGCACCCAAGGCAATATTGAAAGGATCTTTCATATCGCGAGCCTCTTCTGCTGAAATCATTTTGTTCGAATTATTATATTCGCTGAATCCAGCATTGATAATATGTCCGACAATGTTTTCTTTGTTGTGTTCGATATTAGTTGGTTTATGTCTAAAGTTTTGAACTACTTGTGCCGCCAAAGCTGAGTCAATACCATCGTCATTCTTGTTGAATTGATTAACTACTGCCGCATTAAAAGCCACGCCAAGCAGATCAATATTCTGCGAGAAGTCAATATCCTGCGGCAATAAAGACCGCAAGTTTTTCAGTGAAGCTTTAGATATAAACGACTCCTCTTCTTGCGCATAAGCAAGAATCGGTGAATCAAAAGAAGCTCTGTATAGATAGTTTTTTTTCATATTGAAAATTAATCTTCGCTCTCTTCCATTTCTTCCTCTTCATCAGTTTCTTTGTTTTCGTGAGAAGCTGGATCAGAAGGTTTGTCCATTTTTTTAAGAAGAGCTTTTTGAATAGCTGGTGGCAGTTTCTTTTGCGCTGGTGTCAATTCTCCAGAATTGCTTTTTTCCATAAGCATTGCTTTCATATTGTCAAATTGCACCATACAGGCTTTCATGGTTGATTCATCATCCATATCTGTAGTATCAACTAAAGCTTTATCGTCTGATGCACATGCGCTCATAAATGTTTTATAGATCGCAGCTTTGCCATCATCCATTTTAGCAAGGGACAGTTGAACTTCTCTGTTTTTAACTTCCACTACTTTTTCGAGTGGCACTTTAATATCTTCTGGATTAATTTTCATTTATTTTGTTTGTGAATGGTATAACAATGCCGCAGAATAATCGTCTTCGATTTCAAATTCGGCTGCTGCTTCTAATACTTCTGGCAGAGTAGATAAAGAAGCGATATTCTCAAAATTCTTTACACATGAAGATGCGACTTCATCCCAACTTTCTAAATTGCTTGAAACAACAACGGTTTCGCACAACTTATCCACCATTTCCTGTTGATTATCAGATAATGTTTCCAGCGACAGCGATCCTTTCAATTCGCTTTCGATAGATGCGCGAAGAGATTCAATTTTTGTTACAATGCCGCGAATATTCTTTACTGATACTTTAGCTTTTGCCAATGGAATGCCAGTTGTTCCTTCTGGGCGACCAGCAACTTTTGGAGTCGCATTAATCGGTCCAGAGTCTTTAGGAACTTTCGGCGCTGGCGGCGAGATTGTTGGAATACCGCCGACAATTGGATTGTAGAAGCCTTCTTTGCGCTGCGAAACAAATTCTGGCTGAGATGGCGCAATATCTTCTGATTTTGGAAACTCACCAGTATGAAACATGTCAATACCTTGTTGTGGAGTGATAATACCAAGCTCCATCAATCGAGTAGTTACGCGCATGAGCTGCGTTTTGTCTCTAATATCAATGTCTCTAAACTTGGCAGTAGGATATTTTTTCAAACCAAGAGTTTTAGCGATTCTTTTAATTTCGGGCTGCAAGAAATCATTCAAGAACGCATTTCTAGCTTCTTTGAGCCTGTCCAAAAAGATTTCTGCTTTGACTTCTGTAGAGCTATACTTCTCTTCGCCGACAATAATGTTTTGAAGTCCTTGTTTAATGTCTTCATTGAGAACTTTATACTTTTCTGGACCAAGAACCTTGTTTAAATCAGGAATAACGAAGTCAGCTTTTGTGGTATAGTCAGAAACAAGAACTCGACCAACGCTTTCGTTCTTGAATAGCTTTTGCATAGCCATCAAGTTGTTTTGATTGATGCCGCCTTTATCTGGCTCAGCTCCCATTGTAATCAATAGAATGACATTCTCAACAGTGCGAGTAATTGCCTGATCCATTTTCTTCAATTCAAGCTTAGCGTTAATATCTTCTAAGACTGGATAGCCAAATGGAATTGCGAATGGTTCGTAGTCTTGTTTTTTGTAGAAAACGAAAATGATTTTGCTTGGATCGAGTTTGATTTTCAATCCATTTTGGTAATAAGCGCCTTTTTGAATATCTTGTCTTACATCATCGGGTAAACCATTAAGAGTTTCCTTGTCTTCGTCAGAAACTGGATTTTGCAAACGAGCTAGTTCATATTCAGAAAGAATTTTTTCATATGATCCTGTCTCAAAGCTCGATCCACGTTTTGCAACAATGTCGAATGGGTTAAGCAAAATATATCTAACGGGAACTTTACTGGAAGTCGGCTGTTCTTCCGCGATTTGTTGTATCAACTTGGCAAAGTCTTT